ACGATACGTGAGAGTAACAGTCATTGTTAATTCCTCAAATACCTGACCCCCGTTCCATGATCAGGTGGCATGCGTCCTAATGGATGAACGTAAGTACATTATTTACCTCGTGCTTTACCTCGTGCTTTATCGAGATCTTTCTGGCGTTGAGTAGACGCTCTTACAAATGTAGCTACTGGTGCTTTTCCTCTTTTTTCATCACCAAGCCAACCTCGTAGAAAGTTAATTGCTTGATCAGATTTGTTTTTGTTAGGCATTATTATCCAATAGTAGGTGCAGTCAGTGCTACCTGTGTGGTAGACGCTGCTGCTAGATCAAGTGGGAAGTTATGTGCATTACGTTCATGCATTACTTCCATTCCAAGTCCCGCACGGTTAAGTACATCAGCCCAAGTAGGGACAACGTGGTTCCCAGTATCGACAATGGATTGATTAAAGTTGAAGCCGTTAAGGTTGAAAGCCATAGTGCTAACACCCAGGCTAGTAAACCAAATGCCAAGCACAGGCCATGCAGCCAAGAAAAAGTGGAGGCTACGTGAGTTATTAAATGATGCATATTGAAAGATCAATCGACCAAAGTATCCGTGAGCAGCGACAATATTATATGTCTCTTCTTCCTGTCCAAATTTATACCCATAGTTCTGAGATACCGTTTCGGTCGTCTCCCTAACCAAGGAACTGGTGACAAGAGAACCATGCATAGCACTGAACAAAGACCCACCAAATACACCGGCAACACCAAGCATATGGAAAGGATGCATAAGAATATTGTGTTCAGCTTGGAAGACAAACATGTAGTTGAAGGTGCCGGATATGCCAAGAGGCATCGCATCTGAAAAAGAACCTTGTCCAAAGGGATATACCAAGAAGACAGCACTCGCCGCAGCGACAGGTGCTGAGTAAGCAACAAAGATCCAAGGACGCATACCTAGCCTGTAGCTAAGTTCCCATTCGCGTCCCATGTAAGAGTAGATACCGATAAGGAAATGGAAGACAACGAGTTGAAAGGGTCCTCCGTTGTACAACCATTCATCAAGACTTGCTGCTTCCCAGATGGGATAGAAGTGCAGTCCGATTGCATTTGAAGACGGGACAACTGCTCCCGATATAATGTTATTTCCGTACAGGAGCGATCCTGCAACTGGTTCACGAATGCCATCAATGTCAACAGGTGGTGCGCCAACAAAGGCGATAATGAAACAAGTGGTAGCTGCAAGCAGCGTGGGGATCATGAGGATCCCGAACCAACCGACATACAGACGGTTGTTAGTAGAGGTAACCCAATTACAAAAGGCTTCCCAGTTATTTAGTTTTTGTGGTCTTGAAAGTACGGCGGTCATTTAAGTAATAGTTCATGGTTGGGTAAGTAAGATTAAGTAAGACCAGTTTTAAGCCTTGGCTGGCTAGAGCTAGGGGAGGAATTGCACCTCCCGTTAAATCTATTTAGCTATTTTTTCTTTTTTGTTTTTTTAAAACCAGACTTCATGTTTGCATAGGCGCTATCACTAATTGTTGACTTGCTTTTCGGCCGTGAAGTACCAGCCTTTTTGCGCTTGTTAATGTTTGCGTAAAGCCCAGGTTTAGCCATTACTTTTTCTTAGTAGGTGGACGACCTTTCTTTGTACCGTATGTTCCTTTGCCTTGTGGCATTACCAGACTCCAGGGATAAGTTGACCAGTCAGTGCATAAGCACCTAGTGCTGCGATCACACCCAGCATTGCTAGGCGACCGTTCAGCTTCTCAGCATTTTCGTTATGGTTCACAGCGTTATCTTGGATATACATTTGTGGTTCTTTAGGCCAGACTTGAGTGTCGTTCATCAGAACGTCCACTTCAAACCAGCTTTAGTTCCATAAGAAGTATTATAATCACCAGTAATAAATGACACCTCTCCATAGAGATCTACGTTATCGCTAAGAGGTGCTGTGCCACCCAACTTACCTGAGAGTTCCAGGTCAGATTCAGACCCATCACTAAGGACAATGGCAGGACCACCCTGGATATACCAGTTGTTACCTTCATAACCAACATGGTTATCAATAACAGTGCTGCTATAATCGTTACCAACAAAACCTGAGTTCGCTTCCACGTTTACATAGGGACCTGCAAGTACAGGATTTGCAACCAACAAAGTGGCGGGGAGGAGTGCAATAATTTTTTTCATTGTAATTGTTTAAGTTAATAATTTAGAATAAGTTTGTGTTTGAGCGTTCAAGCTTGGCCATTACTTCTTGGCGGTAAGCAGGATCACGGTCATACCTAGGGTCTTGCATTGCGCTGACTACCTCGGCTTGACTTTTATATCCTTGTGTTGTTTCGGTTGGAGCCTTACCTTGTACAAGCTTGCCCTCTACTCCAACCGAGTCACCGTATTTATACGATAACGCCTGGATTGCAAAGTATGCAGCATTAACATCACCTGAATCAATGACTGAATCAAACATGTCAATTTCATTGTCGTTCATATTTTCACTAGCCCATTGCATAAGCTGTGAATACTGCTGTTCACCACCAATGCTATTTTTTAAAGATTCAGAATCTTCAGCACTAAGTGATTTGTTGGATGTATTATTTCGATAGTCAAGATACATCTTTGCTAGATCAGTTGGGTCTGATTCAGACAGTTCTTTCAATGTATTCTCATTAAATTGATCGCCTTGTGATTCATCCCAAAGACGATCGAATAATGATTCAACTATTTCATCTGTATCTTCTGGCTCTTCTTCCACCTCAGATTCTTCTTTGTCTTCGCCAAGTTTTTTCTGAAGTTCAATATAAGCTGCTTCTAATTCTTCAGCATTCCTATATTTACCAGCAAGCATAGTCTCCTGCTCTGCTGCCATTTCTTGGCCAATTGCTAGAGACTCTTGCTCATCTGCATTAAGTTCTCCCTGTGCATTTTCATCAGGGAGCATTGACATTACTTCTGCCATTTAAATTATTCGATGGGTGGTTGTTGTGATAGTTCGGGGTTTTTAGATGGATCCATTATTGGTGTCTTCATTGCATCAACTTCCATCTGAGCTGCCTGCATCTGCATATCTTGCTGTTGCATTGCAGCTTGTTCTTGCTGTACTTCTTGCATTGAACGTACAAGATTAAGTATGTCAATGCCTTGTGCTGCAGCTAGTCGTTTAATTACTTCATCAGTATTGATAAAGTTTGCGATAGCTTCTGGTCCAAGTGTTTGAGCAAGGATTGTTAGGAATTGACTTAAGCTTTCACGATCCTGTCCACGTCCTAATGCATTGATGCCAGCAATAATAGTTGGCTTTACAATCTTCTTAGGAATTTTTGGGATGTCACCATTCCTTTGAGCATCACTTAATTTCTTATTAAGATATGGAACAAGGAAGTCAACAGTCAATAGTGAGAATAAACCACCTAGCTGTTGTTCTAGTTCCATCTGTGTCATTCGTACTTCTTCCGCTGTTGTGCGTTCCGATTGTCTGATGTTCAGAATCAGGAATGCATCACTGATACGTTGAGATAACGTACCGACCATTTCATATGCCGTACGGAAGTCAGCTGTCTTGCCTACCTGAATGACACCAATGTCATCTGGTCTGCCTTGAATGATTGCTCCATTGCCAGCTGCTGCCAGCGTAGAGGGTTTAGTTGTACTCGATGGACTTACAGTAAAGACAACCTTAGCTGCCGCTGCAGAGCCCTCTACCAATGCTTGAGATAGACCCTCAAGAGATTTAAGGTCGCCAATAAATTGACCAACCCTACCGCGCCCGTAGGCTTCACCATCAACAGTATTGAACCTCAATGGAATCCATGGATTTACATCGATAGGTGCTTTACCTTGTGAGCCTTTAACTACCTTTCCGTTGACTTCCTGATGCCAAATGAATCGGTTGTTGTCTCGCTTGATATGCGTATAGACATCAACATCATCATCATAGACACCATCATCATCAACACGGTTTGGCTCTAGTTGTTCTTTAGGTAACTGAGTTTCAATCAGATCCTTAGCTACTCTTTCCTTTGTGACTATTTCAATCACTTGACCGTTCCCATCTCGATCCACTACGTAGCGGTTCAGAGGATATACCTTTAAGCCATGCTTACTCATGAACACTAGTGCATTACCTGCCACAACTAAGTGGAGCAATGCCTGATGTACAGCTACACGGTCATCTGATGCAGAGATTGATTCCAGAATAATTCTTTCAACCTTGGCAAATGCCAGGTCTAATTCTGATTTCATTTCCGGTGCAAAGTCTTGACCGAGTTGACTTTCGTCTAGCTGTAGTTTGAAGAAACTGGTTTGTACAGGTAGCAAAGCAAGCATAAGTTTGCTTGCTAAAGTGACACACGCTTTGGCACCTACCGATTGGTAAGGTGTCTTCAGACGTTTCATACCTGAGATATGTTCTTCATGTCCTTGAATTAAATATGGCAAGGTA